GGATCCGTCTTCAACTATGGAATCAAGTTGCTGGTAAATCCGCTCTTCGGCAGCGTTATCCAGCCTTTCGTTTTGCTCAAGATCGGGAAAGCGCATCAGGCGTGCGCCCTCTTTGATCGTGAGGATACCGGCCTGGACCAGCTCCGTTACAGTCTGGATTCTGCCGGCAGGCGTTCTGGGAAGTGCCGACTCCGTGAAACACTGGATAATGAATGGATCTTTCAGGAACTTCATGGCAGGAAGGTCTATTTCCTTCGTGCCGTCCTTATTGGGGTAAACGGTCTGATATTTGCCGGTTCTCTCGGCGATGTCTTTTGCGGTTTCGGCGATCAGATAGGCCGCGTCCACATGGACGTTGTCGAATTTCTTGGAGACGCTCGCGAATCGGTCGGTTGCAATGTCGTCGTAAACTCTCTGGGCTTCACCAGAGTTCAGTCCCGCCGGCTTCTGCGAAGACGCCTGCATGGCAGAAACGCCGGTTTGCTGGAATCCATACGCGATGAGCTTGTCTCGCTCCTCGTACATTTCTGGGGAATTGCACTGGGCGGTGATGCACTCGGGCTTGGTTCCGGTCCATTTAATGATTGGGCCGATCTCGTTATTGATGTGAGCCGGAACAACGCCTGAGTTTTTCTCAATGAGCCAGCGAGGAACGCCGTTCAGAGTAATGGCCCTGGCGATCGTGTACATGATGCGGTTGAGGCCCATCTGAGTGCCAAAGAGCTGGGTCGCAATTCCTTGGCCAAAGAACCCACGAAATGGGTCAGAATAATTCATGAACACAAAGGGAAACTTGGGCTTATTCCATTCCTCATCCACCAAAACACCGCCCACAACAGCAATGGTGTGCCGGCCAGGAACGTATCCGGGAGCTTTTGGATCGGTGCCAGAGGGAAGTTTCCATCCCTCAATCACCATGACTTGATCCGCCGTGGTTCTTCCAGAATCCGGGCTATTATCGGGAACGCTTTCCGGTGCTTTGGCGATTAGGACCTGTTTGGCCTTGTCGGATCTCGCCATCAGCTTGTCTCGGTCCATGAGCTTTACCTGGATGATCTGCTGAGGATCGCCGTCTACCGAGTCATTTTCGTCAACGTAAAGGTCCGTAACCATGACTCGGTCAACGTGAACCTTGTCATCATCTCCCTCGTAAATCTTTAGGCATCCTGTTCCCATGACCAGGCAATCCCGAAGCATTTGGGCGGCTTTATCGTAAAACTTGGTCTGGTAAAACTCTCCCAGCATGAACTGGTTGAGTCTTTGGGCGAGATGGCGCTGTTTGTAATCGCCGCCGTCCGTCAGGAACTTCGGCTCGGGTCGATTCTGCGCAAGTCGTGAGACTAGGGTATCGGTGCAAGCCTGAATAAGATTAAAAGAAGGACGGTCATCAGGTAGAGTCTTAGTCCGGTCCATTTTGCTGACGTTGGATCCAGCGTAAGAATAAATAGAAAGACCACTGTACATTCGGATATCGACGGCACGCTGTCTGACCCTGTAGGTTTGGTTTTGCTTGAGATAAGCCGCTGTCCCGCAAAGCTCTAGGGCAAGCTTTTCTTCGGCGGGGGCTTTCCACCATTCGGCCAAGATGGAGTTTCCAGCGTCAGAGTTGGACTTGGTCTTCATCTTGATCTTGGAAACCGCGTTATCTTTCTTCTTGTAGGGCTTTCCGACTTTCATTGGGTCTGTCCAATCGCCCAGGCCATGATTTGCTCGTCAGTCATGGTGGGTTCGGCCTGCTCTTCAAGCTCCGCGATATCTCCGGGCTCAGATGGGAGATCCCCGAGCTTGAGCTCCACGCCGTTCATCTTGAAGTCGGTGACACCCTGCTTACGTAAAAGCTTAAGGAGCCTCTCTAAGTCCTTAAGATTCTCAATCAAGCGGGCCTCGGCATCCGATCTTTTTTGGAGCGCGAAGACAGGACCTTTTTCACAACTTCCTCGCGGTCTTCGTCCTCTTCCTCGTCGCCGTGCTCTTCGCTGCCGTCTTGGTGAGCTTCCAGGTGGTCGTCTTTCGGGAGATCGTCAAACTCGTTAAGCTGTTCATCGGCAGATTCTTCGTGCTCATTGGCGACCGCTCCGCCTTTGGAGTAGCCCTTTGCGCGGCCCATCACGATCTTAAAGACCATGGGATGAAATTCGTTTCCGCCGCCTGCGCCCTCGTCTTCATCGCCTTCCTGGTTTTCCACCTCGTGCGAGATTGAAGAGTCGTGCGATTCTGGGTGTGAAACATTCTCTTCGGCCAAGGGTTGGGCGTTCCCGCCGTCAACGTCCGGCTCGCCTTCGGATTGATGCCCATGGAACGCGGAAAGAGCGCGATCGCGCTTGGAAATCTCGCCACCCTCAGCCATCAGCTTGGGCTTCGGCATGGATTTCATTTCGGAGAGTGTTTTTTTGTGCTGTTCCTTGGCGTAGCCTTCGCTTTCTTCTTTGCTTTGCGGCTCCGCGTAGACTTGGCCGCGCTGATGAGCGCCGGCATAGCTCATTCCTTTTTCGAGTTTTCTTCCTCGATTAATGCCCTTTTCGTAACCCGTTTCAGTCACACCGCCTTCGGCCATCATGTGGCTCGGATGACTGCAATCGCCACCGTGACACATATGTGCGCCGTATTTTTTCTTAGCTGAGTAAGCCATTCCGAAATTGCTCATAGATTCACCCGATTGAAATAGTTGCGGACACCGCGTTTAGGACCGAGTCAGCCGCGTTTGCGGAGCTGAGTTGAACCGTGATGGAGTCGCTTGCGGCTGCGAGAAGAGAAAGAGAGAAACCGTCGTTGCCTGCCGTGGTCGTAAGAAGGGTTGTTCCATTCTGTTTAATGGTTGCAACCACCTGGGAAGGGTAGGCGGAGTAGTGGGGGTCTGTCGGATCTGTCTGTGACAGACGGGGAAGTTTGATTTTACCAGACAGGGTAAAAAGGCCAGCAACAGGCATGACGACGGTCAGGGTTTCGAGGCCAGATATCTCAAAGTTCTGAGAATAGTTACTCATGCGGCCCCTCAATGTGTGGTTGGGAATCTAGGAGATCGAAGGCTGAGCGGAAGATTTGAGCCGCGCCTTTGTAATTTTTGGCGTCCAACGCCTCGTGAAGCTCCTGCATGGCCACAGAAAGAGAGTCATGCTCCTCTTCGTGGTCGGGCTTACGTTGAACGGACTCGCCGGAGGCTCCGGCTGCTTCTTTGTTTTTAGGTGTCCAAGGTAGGTTCGCCATCTCTACAAACGTCAGAAATGGTGCAAATGGCTCCGGGTGATGGATTCGAACCACCGACCATCGCATTAACAGTGCGACGCTCTACCACTGAGCTAACCCGGAACTAATAGCGCTCAAAAGGGGGCATCTCGGGCCACGGATTCTGCTCTTCTTGCTGCTTTTTGAAGTGCTCAAGCGCCTGATCGAATAGATTTTCGTTCATCTTCTGATGCCACGCTGGCGAGCCCATGGCGATCTTTGGCTGAACCGGATCCGTGATGGCGGGCCTACTCATCAGCGCATAGCGGGTTTCGTCATAAGCGTCATCGCCAGTCGCCGGATCTCCACCCTCAGAATCTACTTTCAGCACGTCTTCCATGTGATCCGGGTCGTGGATCATACGCGCTAGTGTTTCATACGTGATGGGGCAAGTGTCGAATATGTAAAGCTTAGGCTTGTTACCTGGCCGTCCTTCCCAGGCCAGATACGAACGCAAATGTGCTGCTCCTTGAATTCGATCAATATTCGCTCGCCTGAGATTAATCCCGTGCTTTGCAAATTCCTCAGCAACTGTCGGAGGAATCGGGCCTTCATCTTCGTTGATAACATGTGACCTCTTATTCCAGCAGTCCCAGCCGGCTACGATCGGGTAAAGCTGCGCTGTGTCTGAGTATTGATTCAGGTGGGCTGCAAATTGATCTACCCGTTGGCCCGCCTTTACGTATTCCCGGTATTTGTAAACGTGCCCGTCCTCTCCGATTGCATACCAGCCGAAGGATGCGCAGTGACCGAAGCCGTAGTCGTAAGCTCCAAAGCGGTTCCAATGAGGGGGGATATCGAAGGGCTTGATGAAGTGGATGTCCTTCCTGATCTCGCCAAAGAACTGACCCGCGAAGATATCCCAATCGCCGAACCTGAAAGCACGCCTTAAGGCTTCGTTGGGCTCTGATTCTAGGCGCGATACATAAGCCGGATCGTTCTCCATAAGCGCTTGGTTGTCGTCCACCAAAGCCTGGATAAAGGTATAGTCTTTAGAATTCTCACGGTCGTTAAATCGACGCTCAACAAATAGACGTTTAAGCCAGCCATGACCAATACCTCCGGGATTCCCGGTAAGGATAGCTCGTGCCTTAATGCGAGGGTTGCTGGAGCGGTTTGAGCCAAGTAGCGTTCGAAACATTCCTTCTGTCCACTGGCCAGCTTCATCAATAGCCAAGTCATGAAACTCTCGGCCTTGATAAAGGTCCACGTCCGTTTCGTTTGAGCAGTGACAGAATTGAAGAGTGGATCCGTTGGGGAAGTTTAGGAGTTTTTTAGACTCGCTCCAGTATTGGCGGAGTTCAGGGAAGGCCTGAAAGAGGGGGCGTATGTGGTTGCCTTCAAGTTCCGGGTAAGTTCTTCGGAAGATAGCCCCAGTAGAGCCAGGGTATTTAAATCGTCTAAGGAGCATGATGAGCTGGAGGCCCTTAGACTTTCCACCTCCTTTTGCGCCGCCGTAAAAAGTGATTGGATAAGTGTCAATTGCTTGTGCAAACTGTTTTTGTTTGGGCTGTAGGGCGATCTCAAGGCGCATCAGCCCTCTTCTTTGGAGATCGTGGTGTAATCCTTCACGATGACCTCGATTCCATCCGGCACCTTCACGTCTACTGCTTGTTTGGTTGAGAACAGATAGCGGCAGGCCTGAGCCGATGCGTTCATGCGCATCTCGGGAGTAATCGTGTACCTGAGAAAGGTTGCTCCATTTTCTTTCTCGCAGACTTGAATCTCAGTGTCATATCCAAGACCCTTCCAGTCGCCGGCGGCCATCCTGAGCAACACCTCGAAAGGATTGATCCCAAGATCCTTGGCGATCAGCTCAGCCTCAAAAAGAGATGTCTTAATATTCTTTGATCCTTTTGGTCGTCCCATGACTCACCTACCCATATTTTTACTACTCTGTCCCATAAGTGTCAGAAATGGTGCGTTAGAACTTTCTTGGGCTTGAGCGTCCCTTTTCTTCTTTTCCGGACACGGCTTGCGCAATGAGTTCTGCCCGGTGCATCAACGCTTGAGCGGCCGCGTTCGTTGAGGGGTTCGGGATTTGGGCTGCCATCTGTGGAACTGGGCTTCCTGTGGCTTGGGCCATTTCGTCCAGGAGCTTCTGGGTGCTTGGGGCTTGATTGCCTTGCGCGGGCCTTGGGGCTTGAGCGTGCACTGCGGTTGGGCGTGCCTCAATTTCCTTGATGCGCTCGCGGATGAGCTTCTGGGTGTCTTTTTTCAGCTCATGCTCAAGTAGGAGTTCAAGAAGAAAGGAGAGTTCTGTCATCGCTTAAACCAGTTCTTCAACTCCAAGAAAAGACCATGCGTCCAAAAGGTCTTGTCCTTGGGTTTGGGTTTTTCGGGTTGGATGGCCAAGATGGGCGGGTAAGGGTAGGGCTCTGGCTTCTGAATGCGCGCGCGTTCTTCTGAGCTGAGATTGGACAGGGGAATGCCTGGCGAGTGGACAAAAGCGTTTACGGCGGCCTCCCTGCGTTCTTCGCCTGCCGAAGGCTTCTCGCTTTGGCCGGTCGAGTTCTTGGGCGCTCTGCGCTTGGTTTCCTCCAGCATGATTTCTTTGATGCTGAGTTCTCGCTCGGCCACATCCACGTTGCCGTCTTCGTCTTTGACTTGGCAGTCAGGCAAGGGCCGCATCCAATGTTCCAGATCCTTCTCTTTCGGTCGCGCGAGTATGGCCTGGGTGGACGCTGATTGCTGAGTCAGAAAGGTCTTGAGATCAACGCCCGCTCGCTTAGCCATGATTTCTTGGAGCTTCCGAGTTTCTTCTCGCTGATCCTTAAACGCCTCAGCCATGTACTGCGCATAGCCGGCGTGCTCGGCATTCCGAACAGGGAGCACGCTCTGACGCGTGTGGCCAACGTCGGGAAGTATCTCGATGATGTCTTTCAATCGCGAGCCCTTCCTGGGGCGTCAGCAAATACATGGTCTTGCGGAGTGGATGCCTGTGCCTTCGGGGGGCGTCCGGGTTTTTTTGGCTCGCTCGGGGCCGGCGCGATATCCGGCGTGAATCCCCACACCAAAGCGGCGTAGTGCTTGATCTGAGCAACCTCTCCGTTATGGGTGATGATGACGTGATCCTTGTCCTCGTCGTATTCGACCACTGCGCCGCTTGCGCCGTTGAACACCTTGGTGCCGTGGTTCTTTTTTCCGAGAAGCAGCGAGTCGGTGAGAAGCGCGTAAATTACTTTTTTTGCCATGATTTCTCCTATTTGAAGGGGTTGAATTTTGCCGCTGGAAACTTCTTGTGCCAAATTCCCATGCCGGCGCTAGTCAGATGAGTAATGACCGAAAATGGAAACTGCATCAGCGCCGACGCGACACCGATCTTGCGGTTATCCTTGTGGCACCAAACGTAATGAAGGGTATCGGGCTCCGAAACCGAAAACCCCAGGCACACGTCCGGGGCATCAGAAAGAACCGCGAGCCTTACAACGCACTGCGGACGTCCGATAATCGCCTTGATGTATTTCTGGTAAGTCTCGAAATACGCGTTACTTTCGATCAGCCGAAAGAAGTCATTCCCAAACCTGAGAGTCCTGAGCCATTTGGCCAGGATCATATTGCGGTAGGTTTCTGGAAGATCTTTTCCGAGATAGGCGATCACGGCGTAGGAAGCTTTCTTTTCAGCCAGTTGTACTTGAGCTGGTCCTGGCTCCAATGCCTGATCCCCCATCGGTCCTCGTACTTCCTGATAATGAGCCTCACCGTCCTTCGGTATCTGCTCATTCCTTTCTTCAGAAGTTCCTGACATATTTCGGTTATCTTGGCTCCTTGGGCCTTAAGGGTCATGACGATCTCGTCTACTTCGCTGTCAAAACGGGCTTGGTGCAAACAGGCGGAAATCTCGCGGTAGTAAATCTCCTTGGCCTCTCTTCGCTCGGGCTCCATCTGCCGGTAAGCGTTGCAGGCGCGTTGTTTGAGTACCTGCTTTACCCCTAACTGCTTTTCGATGTCTCCTAGGCCTTCCTTGGCAAGCCGGTCTTCCCATTGAATCGAAAGCCGTCTAAACTCGTCCGTTCGGTAGAACTTCTTTTCCATCCGTGCCGCCCTTGGTTTGGGCCGTCACTTCGGCTGGGTTGTTCTCGACTACCGAGAGTTTTTCTTTTTGGTCCGCTTCCATCTCCGCCTTCGCGCTGTCGCGGATCTCGTGCCTCATCGCGTCTGCGACCTGGTTAATGGCGAATTTTCTCAAGCACTTGATGAAGTAAATATCCGCCTCATGGTCCACCGTCGGGCCTAGATGCAGAAGCTGGTCGGCGAGTGCGAACTTGATGCTTCTGGCGGTTGCCCCCGGAATGCACGCGCCCGCGATGATCCGGTCCGACCATTCGTGAAACTCTTTCACGCCGAGAGGTAGCGGGCGATTTTCTTGGAGCTGGTCTTTAATGACTGCCGTGGGGGTAAACTTTGTGTTCCGGCCCATTTTTACGGCGAGCCACGCCATGAATTTGTAATAAAGTTTCATGTTCTTCCAAACCTCTTATTGTCAGCCACAACGCGGTCCATGAGTTCGCCCATCAGGCGTTCTGTTTCCTGCGATACGTGCCCCATGGTTGCCGTTTCGTTTGCGGCTCTGAGTTGAATTTTCTTAATTTCGGCGGGGTAGTGCTTCATGAGCGTGTCATAGATGAGATTGGCCTCGGCCGAATCGACATCGTAATGGTTGCTCATGCGGTCCCTTGCGGGGCTTCCGCCTGGGTTTCTGTCTTCGCCTCGGGTTTCGTTTCGGGAGGCGGAGTTTTCCGGCCCTCTTCGGCGAGTCTCAGCATCGCTTCCAGGTGATGCTCGCGGTTTTTTTCGTTCTCGGCGATCAGGCGCGTAGCGTGCCCGTACATCACCGCATGGTGATTGTATTCCTGATTGATTTCCTCTTTTGTGCGCATTTTGCCCTGGAATCCTTGGCCCTTTTTGCGCAATTTGCTCAAAACTCCCATTTGAACCGGTCCTTTCATTTAATTTCTATTGCATGATGTGCAATATGTTGCATGATATGCAATATCGAACGGCTTACAAGCCTAAAATGGAGGAATTCTAAAATGCTTCAGTATCTGGTTTCCCACTGGCAGACGATCGCGCTTGCGGTTCTTGCCGTCGCCGAAGTTGTGGCTCTTTTCGTTCCTGGCGCTCAGGGCACGGTCAAGACGCTGGTTAGCGCGCTGACCGGCGTCGGCGTGAAAGACCCCGGCGTCGGCGGTCTTTAATGACAATCGGGTCTATTCTTTCGGCGCTTGCGGCGATTCCTAAAATCTTAGGATATGTGGAGACGTTCGCGAGCGCCGTGACCCTTTGGTACTGCCAACGCGCTACCAACCAAACCCTCCAGGCCATTTCGGATGCTGCGGCTTTAGCAGCGAAAGCGAGTACCGATGCGGAACGATATGCGGCTGCTCAAGCTTGGCAGCAAGCTTTGTCTAAGCCTCGCGTTAGTCCTAATTAGCGGCTGCCGGAATTCCCAGCCCCCCAAGATCGAAGTCTGCATCCTGGACGGCTTCGGGGGAGGGGACTGTGTTGCGGCTGATGGATCTCAGCTCTACCGCGCCCCTTCTCAGATGAAAGATTACTGGGCGACCTCCCAGCCCGATGAGGCGAATTTCGCGTCGTGGTGCTACGACGCTAGCTCATCTACCGTCAAGGCCGGGATGGCAGACATTGAGGCGCGCGCCAAGCCGTGAATCTCAAGCTCCTAAGAAACAAATCGGTTCAAAACGGGGTTTACGGCACACTTCTCGATGAGGGCGGGAACGAAGTCGCCGTTACTCTTGAACATGCCTATCTTCAGTCAGACGGAAGCTATTCTGCGAAAATTCCCAAGGGTCAATATACCTGCGTGAGAGGCCAGCACGCGCTTCCGAATCGTCCGGCCGTGACATTCGAGACTTTTGAAATCACGGGCGTTCCGGGTCATGCCGGCATTCTCTTTCACAAGGGTAATTACAACAATGACAGTGAGGGCTGCGTGTTGCTTGGATCCTATCTGGGTCCCGGCTGCGTTCTGGAAAGCGCGTTAGCGTTCGGACATTTCCTGGATGTCCAGGTCGGGTGCGACTCGTTCCTTCTGACTGTCGAGTAGCTTCGCTTTAAGGTACAGCCCGATAACGGCTAGAAATTAAGGTAAACGAATGATTGCTACAAAGCGCGACCACATTTCTGAAGTTATTGAAGCGGCGGATTACTGCGTTTTAGAAAGCGGCAAGATAATTCTGCGATGTCCGTTCTGCCCGACAAAGATAGCGCTGAATAAAATTCCACTTTCCGTAGAGCCATTGACGTTAGCTTCTCACGTAGTCGGGCCAAATTTAGATGGGAGCCGCTGTGATCACCGCTTTCGTATTGAGAAAAACGAAGTTCTGGAGGGACCATGAGACTCGCCGTTTCGGGCCACGAAAACACGCCTTCCCTCTGCTCCACCTCCGCGATGCTACGGCTGCGCATCCGGGCTGCTGTGGTTCAACCTATCTGTAGCCATGTCACAGGTTTCAATTGACGCGGGAATGGTTTTCCGCTGATCTCTTCATATAGTTCGCGCGCTTCTCCCTCGGCGTCATAACGGGATGAGGCTGAGTTTGTGAGCCAACAATAGATTCCGAAAATCAAAAACAGCGCCAAAACCCAAGTCATAAATTATCCCTCAGTTAGATGCCGGAACCCGACTCCACCCGTGTTCTTCCATGCATTGTTTTGCGGCTACACCTTCCGTAAAACCCCGGCTCCATGTGGTGTTGTCATTTGTGGCTCTGGCGTAGAGAACGCAGAATTCCTTTTGGTTGGCGAAGTCTTCTTGGCTCGCGCCGTCTTTGTACCAGCGGGTTGAAGCACACCCAGAAAAGAGCCCAATAGCCGCAATTAGCAGCAGTATTTTTTTCATCCTACACCTCTCTTTCCTTGAGATATCGCAAGCCGCCTGCCATCCGCTTCCATAATGAATACGCACACGTCTGATAAACTTACTTTATGTAAATCTAGACGGGCGTCTGTTTCTTAGACGCCTTGACCAATTCTGACAGAACCGTAATGGCGTCTTCTGGGGATGGCTTGAGGTCCGGGTCATGAAAGAGCCTGCCCGGTGGAACGGCCAACGCCGCGGCAATCGCTTCGATCGTTGTCAGCTCCGGCCACGCGTTTTCGTACTCGATTTCTTGAATCCCACGAAGAGACATCCCTGCACGTTCCGCAAGTGCAGTTTGAGAGAATTTTCTCTCTTTTCTTAATCGCCTGACATTTTCAGCCAACACTTTAGTCATTCTTTTCAACACCTTAAGCGTAACGCAAGGCTCGGACTTTACTACGCGCTCGCTTTGCATATTGTAGTTGCAAAATGCACAAAGCTGCCGTACTATGTCGCTATGAGTCGGTTGATGAAGAAAATGAATGACTACGTGACAGTGAATGGAATGGCTGGGAAGGCAAAACTCAGCGAGGCGACCAACTGCAATATGCGGTCGGTCGAAAGATGGCTGTCGGGCAAGATCATTCCCTCGACTCAAAAGCGGTATCAGCTCGCATTAGCGTGCGGCTGTACCCATCAGGAGGCCTTGGAATTAGCCCAAGAGCCTCCAGAAGCTAAGGAAACGGCTTAACAAATTTCATGCTCCCCGTAGGAAGCGGGTGGCTAGTTAACGCACGGCGGCGTCATTGTCAAGAGGTGTGTGTATGGCGATTCCTGCGCGTAAAGATGAATACAGGCCCGAAGTAGGGGAGGTGATCTCCTCGATTTTCGATGACACCCGGATCGAGGGTTACCTTCATTCGCTCGCGGAGGCGGTCCTTGATGGAACGCCCGCAGAGCAGGCGAAAGCCAAAGACACTTTCTATACGCTTTTCTCTCAGATGGTCCGAAAGCACGAAGACCGTCTTATCGGAGGCTTCGGGGCATGACCCATCACCCCCGCTGCCTGATCTACATTTGCAGTTGTCCTAAACCAAAGCCTGCTTTTACGGAGGTAAAATCATGAGTACAAGTCTGATTCAAATTGCCCAGGATTCCGCAGCCCTTGAAGAGCTTCTTCAGGAGAGCGGGGGAGAGTTGAGTGAAACGCTCGAAACCTTTCTCGCTGAGATCGAAACCGGCCTCACCACGAAGGCCGACAATTACTATTCCATGATGGATCACCTCGGCTCGACCGCCGAGCGATATCGAAAACGCTCCGAAGCTTACCGCGCGGCTGCGAAGTCTGCCGAGAACATCGTCGAGCGCATGAAAGACCGAATCCACGCGGCGATGCAGATCATGGGTAAAACCGAAGTCGAAGGAAAAACCATCCGGTTCAAGATCCAGAATTCGCCCGCATCACTCAAAATTGCCGAAGGCACCGTTCTCCCGGCAGAAATGACGATTGTCACCGTGACTCCTGATGCTGCGAAGATCAAGGCTGCGCTGAAATCCGGCGACACCGTGAACGGCTGCCGACTGGAGCAGGGGACACACGTTAGAAGCTATCTCAGGAAGTAAGAGGTTTTTATGAGCGGTAAAATATTTGAATTGATCCCCAAGATCATGTCCGAGGTTGGTGCAATTGAAAAAACGCGCACCAACACCCAGGGAAGCGGCTATAAGTTTCGTGGCATTGACGACGTTTATGCAGCCCTTCAGCCGCTCTTGTATAAGCACGGCGTCTTTTTCGTCCCGAGCGTTCTGAAAACGGTTCGCGAGGAGCGTCAAAGTAAAGCGGGCGGAAATCTGATCTATACGGTCCTAGAGGTCAAATACACGTTCTTTGCTGACGATGGATCGACCTTTGAGTCTGTCGTAACGGGTGAGGCGATGGATTCTGGCGACAAGTCGTCTAATAAGGCGATGAGCGCGGCCTTGAAATACGTACTTCTCCAGGTGTTTTGCATTCCGACTGAGGAAGAAAAGGACACCGAATATCACACCCCAGAGGTTCTTCCGAAGTCCGACGCAAAGGCCGACAGCCCGCCTCCATCCAGGGCCGCGATTCAGCCGGCTGGACCGACCCAGCAAATGAACCGTGGATATTTCATCGATTTCGGAAAGTGGAACAAACGCTCTTTAGAACAGGTCATGCGAGATGAGGGGCCTGAGGCCATCGCTGACTATGTTTCCTATCTGGAAGAGTCGGCACAGAAGCAAGGCAAGCCGATCCAAGGCAGGGTCGCCACATTCATTACCGAGGCCGAGAAGTTCTTGGGAGCGCATGAAAATGGGCACGCAAACGGAAACGACATCCCATTTTGAGGAACCATGGCTGATTTCGATTACCAGCGGCTAGCCGAGACTGTCGCGCCGATCTTTGATCGCGAGCGCGGAAGGCGTCTTGAAATGATGCGGAAGTCTTTACTCCTTAGTCAGGCGGAACTTGCGGATCGCCTGGGCGTCAATCAACAGATGATCACGAAGATCGAGCGCGGGATCACGCCGGTCTCGCGCAAACCGATCACGCTTGCCCAATTTTACGCGGTCTTCGGATGCGCGACTGAGCACATCCTCTACGGCCGCGATGAATTTAACTACGAAGAAATCAATCGCAAATACTGGATTGAAAAAGACAGAAGAAAGGGGAACTCGAAGGCGAGACGTCCGACCAATTCCGAACGCAGACGGTTAAGACGCAGAGCGCGTCACTTGACATAATATTTAGTATAAAAATCGCAATTATTACGCGGTTTTAACCATATGCGTTATTAATCCGTTGGATTAATTCGGGAAGAGTCGGTTTCAGGTCTCGCCGTTCAGTCAGAACGGCATGAAAACGAAGAAATCGTTAAAAAATTCGTCTTCACAATTCAAGAGTGTCGCACGGGACACATCGCCTGACAAGTGCGCTCAAGTCATGAGGCTTCTTACGCACCCGGAGCGCGATCTCATCGCCGAATACAGGCTTCATCACCCGCTGTGTAAACGGCGCTGATTCGTTTTGCCCGTGAGCCAGTAAGGCTAGCGGGGTTGTAAGCACGGATGCTCTCAACGCTGTTTAGACAACGGAGTGGGGGAGTGTGTGGCGAGGTACCGCATTGTGGGCTGGAAAAAGATAAACGCCAGGAAAGACGTTAAGAGTCCTACTTGGTTCAAGCTGAAGCATGGTCTTTTCGAGGACCCGGAGTTTTACGACTTCTCCCACGCTGAGCTTTTAGCGTGGATCTACATGCTCTGCCTTGCGAGCAAAAAGAGCTCTGATGAGATCGAAATCAATTTTTCCCACGCCGAGCGCATTGGGCGGCTGAAAAGGAAAGAAATTGAAAGTGCTATTTTAAAACTCGTTCCAAATCAATTGGTTCCCGTTGACGTGACGTACACGTTACATGGACGTGACGCCGACGTGACGGACGCGGGCGCTAGATTAGAAGAGAATAGATTAGAAGAGATAAGAGAAGAAAATACTATCGCGCATTCGCGCTGTGATTTTGATTTTGAATCTCTCTACAAAAAATATCCCAGGAAGCTCGGGAAGGCGCGGGGGCTACAACTCTGCAAATCCCAGATCAAGTCGGAGGCCGATTACCAGGCTCTCTCTATCGCGATCGACCGCTACCGGGGATACATCCAGGCCCAAAGCACCGAGGAGAAGTTTATCAAACACTTCTCGACGTTCATGAGCAGCTGGAGGGACTGGCTCGATCCTGCGACTGGCACCGCTGATGCGGTTTCTCAGCCTAAGCGCAGGGGCATCGAAGAACTCCTAGCCGAAGAGGAGGCAAAAAAACGTGCAGGTTAGCGAATTCAACGAACAGGTGAACCGACTCAAAAATGTCTACGGCGACCGCGCATATCCCGACGAGCGCGTAAAAATCCTCTGGTCGGCAGCCGGTTCGCTTCCGGGGGATTGGTTTCGCCGAACAGTGGACGGTCTGATCGGAGCAATGCGCCAGGCTCCGGTCCTCTCCGACTTCCAGGAAGCGATCGGGAGTGAACGCGAAAGGGTGTGGCGATCCCAGAAGGCTGCGCAGCTTTCCGCCAAGGTCATGGACTTCGCCCGCTGCTCATGGTGCGGCGGAAACGGGGTTGTGCTGGCTCGCCGGAAAGACGACCGCACGCCATGGGCGTTCAAGTGCCGGTGTTCCATGGCAAAAAATGACAATCGAAACTATCCGCTTTTCAGTGAAAGCGATGAATACGAGGTAATTGGCGCATGACCGAGAAAGAAATCGACGAATGGCTCAGAGAGAACGAGGCCAGCGGTGTTTAGAAATAACAGAACCGGTCAGACCGCAAAAATTGGAAACGAGAAGATTTCCCTCGACGGCCATTCATTTGGTTCAAAGCTCGAAGCGGCGGTTTATCAGCTTCTCAAGTTCCGAATGAAAGTTGGCGAGATCGCGTCTATCCAAGTTCAGGATCACGTTTACCTGACCGACGCCCGGATTGGTTACATCCCCGATTTCAAATGCACGGCTCCCGATGGATCGCATTTTTGGGTTGAGGCCAAGGGCTACGCCAATGACCGCTGGCCGACCAAAAAGAAACTCTGGAAGTTCTATGGGCCGGGCCCTCTTGAAATCTGGATGGGCAATTACAAAAACCCAACACTCACTGAAACCATCATCCCGAAAGGAAACACACATGACCCAATTGAATCGTAAAAACATCATCCTCGCCCTGGCCGTTCTCGTAATGGCCGCAGGGGTAACACTTCTCATCGAATCGCAAGCCCAGGCTGCTGAAATAAAAACCATCACGATCAACGGACGGACCGAGGAGGCGGTATGCGAGGTCGAGTACAGCTTGCCTCCGATAGAGGTCTGTAAATCAGAATCCTGGCTTTGCCGCATCGTTGACGGAGCCATTAGCTGCGAGACGACAAGATGAGTGGCGAAGGCTTTGAAAGCCAACGTCAACAGTAAAAAGATTTAGGAGGAAATATGAAAAAGCATGAAGGAAATCTAATCATCTCGAAAGATACCGAGGTCGATTTTGAAGAGATCACCGGCATCCTAGAAATCGAAATCGGCGCGAAATTTGGGGCGAAGAATTTAAAGCGCGTCGGCGGCT